GTAGCCACTTGATTAGTATTAGTTCCTGCAGTTGCTGTTGCAGCAGTAACTACTTGACTTGTGTTTGCTAAATCTGCTTTAGAATTAACAGCGGTTTTAACTGCAAGAAACTCTGTATTAAAATCACCACCACTGACTACTTTGTCAGGGTCTGAGTCGCTTAAAGCATCCTTACCTGACCAAGCTATTTGTAAATTATAATCACTCATCGTATTTTCCCTTGTTTTGCCCAAATAGAAATGTTTTGTAAAGAAGCTTTAAACCCCGATACCGTTTGTATTATCTGTAGTCTAACAACCTTAGCTGCTCTTGACATAGATACTTTGTACTCTGTAGGTTGGAAAGCAGGAGCATACTTGGCATTGCCATACTTACCCTGTCCCCACAAAGCATTGACTCCACCAGTAGTAGGGTCTAATGTAAAGTTAGCTGATGTAGGAGTAACATTGTAATCTCTAAACCAGTTAAGTGTTACGTTCATATTCTTACCACCTGACCAGATAGCTAAGAATCTTTTTAAAAATTTAGTTATACCCGGCTGTTCAAAGTCTAGCCATGTAGTTTTAAAATCTGCTTGGTATGTATTGTCTACATCTTGATAACATTTACTTGTATTAGATTCCCATGTGTGTCCAGCAGTAGTACATGCACTTGATGTACCATAAGTAGCAGTAACATCTTCTTTTTCTACATCATAGAATCCTGAATAAGTAGCTACTTTTCCAAAGTTAGTAACAGCTCCTAAACCTATATATAAAAAATCATCAGTAGATAACAAAGCTCCAGGATTTTTCTTACTCTCAAAATTCCAAGTTGTTATACGTGGAGCACCTTCAGGTGTTGTAGCTTTAAAGTCAAACACATAAACAATATTTTTACCACCAAAACTTAATAAATAAGAACCAGTAGATAAATCATACTGAGCTTTTACTTGGTCCATGTCAGCAGTTAATAGGTTTGTTCTTATTTCATCTTTAATAGCTAGACTTAAATCTGTCAATGGCATCTTGTCTTGTACCATTGTACGAGCTAGTGAACGTACACCTGATGAACTTAAGAATACAATGTCATCACCAATAACTTGTACTGAATCCCTAGCTACACATCCTACACCTTCAATAACTTCATCTAATTGAAATGAAGCAGCAGCTGGGTCCCAAGGGTCATTATAGATAACAATGTTACTCTTACCAAAAATAACTAGCTTGCCCATAAAAGAAGCTAGTGCTGTTATCTCATCACCTGACCATACAGTTTTTAAATCTACTGAACCTGACGCACCACCATTAAATGTTTGACCTATTAATGTATCAGAGTAATAAACTACATCTTTGTTTTCACCTATGTTTCCTACCCATATCCTACCATAATCTCCTAGAATACAAGAAGGTGTAAAAGTAGTAACGCCAGTAGGTTTGTGATAACTACCTACATCTTCTAAATCTTTCCATGTAGTGCCATCATAATTTATTGGTTGATTACCTGTCTGTACTCCATAGAACTGGTTATTAAAGTTTGTAAACTGCCAGTTACCATTAGTTTTAGTAGTAGCTGAACCACCAAAAGTCTGTGCATCTAAAGTATAAGGAGTGTTAGCTGTGTTAATTTTATATACATTAGCACCAGCTCCAGCAAATAAAGTCTTGGCTCCTGTTGCACTAATATACTCACCTAATGATTTAACTATCAATGTATTAGCTGTTGGCATTCCGTTAGTTAAACTACCAGTATGTATATTATCTGTTACTTGTTTAATTCCTTCTCTAGTAGTAACACGTCCCTTCTCATCTAACATAATATTGTTAGCTGTTGTTAAGAACTGTGGTGGTAAACTGGAAGCCGATGACTGCCTGTTTAATCCATAGATACCTATAGAGTCTAATACAAGGGGTTGTATTGGTTTAGACGCCATTCCAAATTACCTCATCTGAGTGTCTGCCTACATCTTGTTGTATTGCATCTGATAATGCTTGTTGATATTGCATCTGTGCTAAGTCTGATAGTGTTCCACCATCTTCGCCACGTTCAGCTATAGCTCGTGCCCATACCCCCATTATAACAGGAAACTCTGGACATGTCAAGACATCTGTTGCATTTGTTAAATCATCTTGTGGGTCTAACAAATAAAAATTTATGTTATAAACAGCGTCAGGCTTAGGATATATCTGAGCTGTTAATAGACCACTACTGGTTCCATTAATAGAAAAGTAAGAAGGAACACCTGAGCTATCAGGACTAGGATATTGTGTAGACCTAATCCATGAATCAGGTACACCTTGTAACATTTGTCCTTGTTCTTGTTCTTGTACTGATAATGTTCTAGTACGTTGTGATGTGCTAGGTAAGTTATAGCTGCGTGTGTCAGCTACAGTAGCTACTGTTTCTATACGTCTTAGTGATGTCCAGTCCCAAGCATCTTCTACTTCTCTTTTAACTTCATTAACAAAGTCACCAATTAATACTTGATAGTCTGATGGACCAGCAGCATCTATTAATGCTCCTGACCAATCACTGCCTATACTATCTTCTCTTAGTCTACGTAATACTGCATTAATAATTTGTCTGTATGTCATCTACTTCCCCTTGGCTAATTGAGCACCAAAATAAAATTCTATAATCATTGTTGCCCACCCAAATATTTCATCCATCTTGAGTACAGCACCTGCTTCTACTTTTACATATTCAATAACATCAGGTGTTAATTGAAAACCTAGTATACTAGCTCCTTCTATAACTGTTGGTATTACTGTAGGTACATCAAAGAACACAGGAGCTATTTGTGTAAATATAATTAATGCTAGTATAACTAATATAATAATCCTTCTGTTCATAGCAGCCATAGGTGACTCTTTGTCAGCTCTATCTCTAGCCATGTTAATAGAATCATTACGTACTTGCAATGATTGTATCATTAGCTTTTGTTGTTCTGCTGCTGCTTGACTTTTTAATGCAAACAACTTACCAACAAAGCCTAACATAATTGGTGCTACATTAGTTATAAACGCTATCATACTACTAATCCTATTGCTTCTATAATTCCTACTTGTGCAATAATATAAAAAATAATTGCACCATAAACGCCCCATTTAATCTGTAACAAAGAATTATTAATCTTTGCTATACATTTATTAGTGTCATCAATTTTACTAAACAACTTAGCTATCTGTCCTGCATGTTTGTCTAGCTGTAATTGCATTCTCTTAATGTCATCTGTCACTTCTTAAATCCTTTTTTCATTTTTGCATAAGCTTTCTTGCTAATAGTAGATTTCTTTTTACTTCTACTAATACCTTTCTTTTTCCTAGCATTAATGTTTGCGTATAGTCCTCGTTTAGCCATTACCATTTACTCTTGTTTGCCCAGTATGCTGCACTCATCTTACCTTTAGCTATGTTCTTAGCATGTCTGGCTTTAAAAGATTTACGTCTAGCTTTTTGTTTAGCAGTTTTAGGATTACTACCTGCACCTGAAACTCCTTGCTGTCCGTACCTAATTGTTTTAACTTTATCCCCTTCTTTAGCTACAACTACGTGTGACTTAGTAGGGTGGCTAGGTGTACGCTTGGGTTTATTAAACCCTGATACACCTGCTCTAGCTAATCGTGGGTCCTTCTTGGCTGGCATTACTTTTTCTTTCCTTTCTTCTTCATAGGTGGACGACCTCTTTTTTTACCGTATGTACCTTTTCCTGCTGGCATATTATTCTCCTAGTTTGCTAGTGGGTTATCTAAAGCTCTTTGTATTTTACTACCGAGCCTTTCTTCTAACTCTTTAATCTTTCTATCTGTATCAGAATAAAGAGCATCTCTTCTGGCATCAAACCTCTCGCCAGCTATGTCAATAGTCTCATCTATTTCATCTTGTGAGTTATTAACTTTGTCTTCTAATCGTTCCATCAAGGTTTCTTGCCTAGCTAAGTCATCCTTTAAATCATTTTTTATAGACCTAGTGTAATCTTTAGCTTGTTCAACTGACTCACTTACACTTACTAAAGTCTCTTCTATAACAGCTATGTTTTTTTCTATATTAGATAAATCAGGTGATTCAAATGCAGCAATCTTAGCTTCCATATCTAAGTATCTTTGATATACTTCAAAACCACCCCACAGAGCTCCAAGGATTGTCCCTAAGAGGGGTATTATTAGT